AATCACGTCGCGCACCGCCACGGGTGTCGGGACGTGGGGCGCCTGGGTTGCGACCACTGACGCTGACGTCATCCACCCGGCCTCTGCTGTTGGTGCGTGGGGAGCGTGGAGCGCGACGGCTACGGCAACGACGGCCCGCACCGCCACAGGTTCAGCAGCCTGGGGCGCGTGGGTTGCCACCGCTCAACCTGTCGTCTACCAGTACGCCATTGGCACCGCCACCTGGGGGGCATGGTCGGCGACGGCCTCCGCCATCAAGGTCTTCACCGCGACCGGCACGGCCACGTGGGGCGCTTGGGTGGCGACCGCCGAAGCTGACACCACGTCCGCCGCCGGTGCCCTCGGTGACTGGGGCGCGTGGCAGGCCAGCGCTTCTGCCACCGTCACCCGGGCCGCCTCTGGTACCGCTGATTGGGGGGCCTGGTCCGCTACCGCCAACGCAGCGATCGTCTACACGGCTACGGCCTCCGCCGCCTGGGGCGCATGGAGCGCGACGGCAGACGCCGACGTCTCCCACTCGGCCACCGCAGCGGGCGCCTGGGGGGCGTGGAGCGCGACCGCCAACGCTGCCCCAGTGCGGTACGCCACCGCCGTTGGGACTTGGGGTGCGTGGACGGCTACCGCGTCTGCCTCCACCGCTGCTGCGGCAGGTGCCGATGGGGTGTGGGGTCCGTGGCAGGCCAGCGCCAACGCCACGGTCTCGCGCTCGGCTGCTGCTGTTGGGGCCTGGGGGGCATGGAGTGCGACTGCGACCGCCACCACCGCCGAGGTCGCCGTCGCCCAGGGGGCATGGGGTCCGTGGGTTGCGGAGGCCACGGCGGTCCGCACCACCTTCGCCACCGCCGAGGGCGCGTGGGGGCCGTGGTTCGCGACCGGGGTCTCCTCCACCGTCACCACGATCGCCACGATGGTGCTGCGGGTGCGCCCGCCGACGTTGGCGTTGCGTGTTGACGCACCAACCCTGGACCTGCGGGTGCGCCCACCCACCATCGGACTGGAGGTCGAGGCCGAGACCCTCGACCTCGTAGTGGTGTAGCGTTCCGGCCGTGTCATCCTCGGACCGCACGATCTATGTCGGCACCCGCCCGACGGTGAAGTTGACCTTCCGCGACGACGACCACGAACTCGCTGATCCGACGGCGATCTCGATCATCGTCGAGAACCCGGACCTGACCACCGACGACTACGCCACCCCAGATGCCACGATCTCGACCACGGGCACCGGAGAGTGGGAGTTCACCTTCCCTGCCGCCCTCGATGAGCCGGGCACCTACTGGGTGTACTTCATCGGTTCGGGCAACGACATCGACGTGGCCTCAGAGGTCAAGATTGAAGTCCGGGGCGTTCACGTCCCCCGTCCCTGATCTCGTGGCTCCTGGGCTGTAGACAGGCCCGTAGACACAACAGATGGTGTACGCCCACCAATGTGTGGTATATGTGTGGCATGGACGATCGTCTGATCGCTGTGCCGGAGCGCCCGCTCCAGGACGTGCTTGAGTTCTCGATGCGCGCCCTGGAACTACTCGACGCCCTCCAGCCCAACGACGCCCTCAACCACGCTCTGCGTGGGGCGATCATGGATGTACGTTGCTACTCCCGTGCTCTAGCCTGCTGACCATGGCGAAACCATGTGGCTGCGGCAAGATCGGTGGGGTCCGCAACGACACCACCGGCATCCGCACCGGCTACACCCCAGCGGCCGGGCGCAACGGCGTGATCGAGTTGGCGAACTACCCCGAGAACTTCACCCCGTACAACGGGAAGCAACGCCAAGCAAGCGTGTTCGTCATCGGGCTTCCCTCAGAGCCTGATGACGAACGCATATTCCTGCGCTCCGACTCGACCGCAGCCATTGCCTACGCCCGCGAGAAGCGGCTGCGCCTCCACCACCTGCCAGCCAGGGAACTGTGTGAGGAAGCGATGCTCGCCCTATTCGGCGAGTAGTGGGCGCTGCCGCATCAACTCGATGAACAGTTGCGCTCCCTCCAAGGCGTCCAGCATCCGGCACACCTGAGCCTCGTCGAGTGCCTTGAATGTGGGCAGGTCCCGACGCAGTAGATAGCGAGCCATCTCCATCCGCTCCTGCCTCGTCAGCCCGAGTTCGTCGGCTAGTAGGTACAGCTTGCGCCGCTGGGGTGACTGACTTTCCACGCCGGACATCGTATGCTCGCGCACTCGATGCCCATGACACGCGGCACCGACGGTACGGAAGACGATCTACCCACATACATCCGACGTGCATTCGGCAAAGACCGGACCTGGATGGTCGAGGGTTCCTGCCACCCCCGGAACCGGCCATCGGAGATCACCGAGATGGCATGGAAGGTGCCGTACGGGGAGACCCGAATCGTCGACGGAGTCAAGTACGAGGGTGAGCGGATGGAGAGGATCGCCCTGCCGATCTGCGCCAACTGCCCCCAGCAGTGGCTGTGTACGCGCTGGGCAATCGAGGTCGACGAGCGCACCGGGACGTGGGGGGTCGGATACGGGCAGTTGCGCTGGTTGAAGAAGCAACCCGACGCTCTCAACATCATCGACACCGCCCGAGTCAACCTGGTCACCGTGCAGCGAGCCGTGCAGAAGGTCCGCGAGCTACGCGTCTGAGTAGCATTCGACCATGCTCATCCTCACCAAGGCCACCATCACCCCCGAAGGCGACGGCGCAGCGCTCGCCCTCCAGGACGAGGAGAACAACGGTCGCTACCGTGTCGTCCACTCCGGCGCCAGCGTCACCATCAGCGTGCGCGACGAGAAGGGTCGACACCGTCGGGTGGATCAGATCATCAACGCCGAAGTCTCCGGACCGAAGGGTCGGGACCAGAGCTACACGGTGGAGGGGATCTCGACCAACCTGGTGGACGTGGTCAAGCTGAACTACGACGAGTCCCGGGTGACGTTCGGCGTCCACGGGCAGGACGGGTGCCCCTCATGTCACTGACCACCATCGCCACGGCGTTGATCGCCGCCATCCTGCTGTCGGCCGTCACCTACCGCATCTGCCGGGTGTTGATCCTCGACAAGATCGGCGAGCCATGGCGCGACAAGTTCTACGAGTTGCTGTCCGGCCACCCACGCCGGTTCACGATCTGGCTCCAGACGCTGATGCTGTGCCCGTACTGCCTGTCGGTACACGTCAGCTTCTACGCCAACCTGTTCTGGTACCTGTTGGTCGACGACTGGCCGAGTTGGGCGTTCCCCGTCTTCTGGCTGACGTCTGCCGCTGGCGCTCTCGTGTTCTGGCATTACATTGACGCTGAGGACTGACCATGGACGGCGACGACGAGGACTTCCAGCACCCGGCCTCGTTGCCCGCGGCCAAGCCGGAGTTGAACTGGGGTCTCGACATCCCAGAGCCGGACACGATCGCCGCCCTCGAACTGCATGAGAAGAAGCTGTACCTCGACAAGCGAGTGCAGGGCTACGGCTCGCAGCGCGCCGGTCAGTCGATCGGCTGGTCGCCGTACCGCACGGCGCAGATGGAGAAGGACCCCGAGATCCAGCAGTTGCTGGCGATCATCGAGGACATGAAAGACGAAGACGTGGAGCGGGCCATGTATATCGCTGCCAAGTCTGGCAACGTCACCGCCGGACAGTTCTGGCTGCTGAACCGTCGCCCCGACCGTTGGCGCGACACCAAGCGGATCGTCGTCGACCACAACGAGCGGGTCTCGATCGAGGTCGTCCACTCCGTCAAGCAGTCGGCCTTGGAGTTGCTCCAGATGACCGGCGTCAAGGCCCTCCAACCGGGCGGAGCGCTCGGAGTAATCGACGCCGAGATCGTGGAGGACCCGGAGTGAACAACGGCCAGGCCATCCTGATCGGCACGCAAGAGTTCGTGACCGAGTTCAGGAACCGTCCACGCAACGGCATCGTCGTGGTCGCCCCCGGCGGTGAGCCGCTTGGCGCCGTCTCCTACCGGGAGATCCGCATCCAGCCCGGATGGGCTGAGCGTTGCGGTCCCGAGCGAGCATCCATGATCCGTGAGTGGGTGCGTGAGGACATCCTCCCGATCCTGATCCCTGACGCCGAGGACAAGGGCGAGAAGAAATTGCGCGACGCTGGACTGTGGCACAGTGCTGAGTCCTGATGATCTCCTCAAGGTAATCGCCACACCCTCACGGCTCGGCATGTACCTGGCCCCCAAACTGTGGGGCTACGGACAGACCTACGACCTCGACCCATGGCTGGAACTCGTCGAGGAACGACTGCTCGACGCCGTCCTCGACCGCAAGCACCAACGCTTCTGTCGCATCCACGTCCCCCCGCAGGTCGGCAAGACCTCCTACTCGGGGGGCTTCCTGCCCTTCTGGATCTTGGGCATGTTCCCCGAGTCCCGGATCATCCTGATCACCTACTCCGATGATTACTCGCGTCTGCGAGGCGGCGAAGTCCGCAACATGATCAAGGCCTACGGGATGGAACTGTTCGGGATCGAGATTGACCCGGACCGCGAAGCCGCCGGGGACTGGGGCATCAAGGGCCACCGAGGCGGGATGCTCTCGGTGGGTATCGGCTCGCAGATCACCGGACGCGCCGGGGACATCATCATCATCGACGACATCATCAAGAACATGCAGGACGCAGCCTCGGTCGCCACCAAGGCGCTGCACGTGCGTGAATACGACGGCACCATCCGAGGCCGTCTCCAGCCGGGCGGCACGATCATCATGACGTCCACCCGGTGGGCCGACGACGACCTGGCCGGGGTGATCGGCACCCGTACCGCCAAGCCTGGCTACAACGGTGACAAGTGGGAGGTGCTGTCGTTCCCTGCCATCGCCGAACCATCCGACGAAGAGTCCCAGCACGCCGTCGACTTCGAGTTGTGGGAGGACGAACTCGGCCGCAAGTACGGCGAGCCTCTCGCCTGTCGCTTCACCGATCCCGACTTGCCATGGGAGGAGACCGTCTTCTATGCGATCCGACGGTCCGGTGACCTGTTCACGTTCTCCTGCCTGTTCCAGCAGAACCCGGTCGCATCCGACGCCGGTATGTTCCCGCCCGCCAAGTGGGAGCGCTTCCGGTACGCGGAGCTACCCAAGATGCTGTCCACCGTGCGGGTGTGGGACCCGGCGGCGACCGCAGGCGGCGGCGACTACTCAGTCGGACTGAAACTCGGCAAGGGGGAGGACGGGCGCTTCTACGTCCTCGACGTCTGGCGTGACCAACTCGACTCCGACGCCGTTCTGGCGGCAGCCCTCGTGATGGCAAAGAGTGACGGATACGAGACGGAGATCGGTGTAGAACAAGAGCGAGCCGGGGCCGGGAAGGGCACCGTCAGGTTCTGGGATGTCGAACTCGTTCAGCATGGGTTCAGGGTCTTTCCGTGTAAGGCGGATGGCAGCAAGGAGGAGCGGGCAAAGCCCGCGTCAACGCTCCAGCATGGTGGACGGCTGTTGATCCCACACGAGGACGAGGGCCGCGAGTGGGTGCCGGTGTTGATCGACCAGGCTCGCCGCATGATGGGTGACGGACGCCGGGGACGCAACGACGACATGGTCGACGGCTTCGCCCACGGTGTGCTCCATCTACTGGACGCTGCCGCCGTCGAGTTCTGGGACCCGGGTGCCGGTGGCGCGGCTGACGCCAGCGACGCGCAGGTGGAAGGCTGGATCATGCAGTACCTGATGGGGGTCTGAGTCCCCCACCCGCCACCAGGTGAGCAGCCGGTCCCTGGAGGTGCAGTGCTCGGGATGGAACACGAGCAGCTTGGCGTGAGGGCTGGGGTAGGGGGAGCGGCGCTCGTGGTACGGGTCGTCGGAGACCCAGATCGGTACCACCTCGGTGCCGATCCCGGCCACAGCCAGGCCGGTGGTCATCGCCGGGTGGGACTCCATCATCCCGACCTTGTCGGAGATCCGTGCGATCGCCCGGTACAGGGTGGTGGAGCCGGTGACCTTCCCGCCGAGCGGCCCGTAGGCGACAGCGGAGAGGTCGTCCAGCACCCGCCGCCAGCCGACAGCGGGAAGCAGGTAGTCGTGACCGGAGGGGATAGACGTGCGATGTTCCTTCATGATCTCGACCATCTCGGGGTCGATCCGCGATCGCACAGCGTTCCACTGTGGGTGGGTGAGCCTGACGATCATGGGACCACCGTGCAGATGGCGACCCAGTGACGGCCCGGAACCGGCAACGGATCGAGCGTCAGGCGGGTCAACCGATGCGTGATGACGGTGGCGTACAGCTCGTCGCTACGGGCGAGTCGACTGAGTGCCGCCCCATGTCCTTCGATGGCAACGACATGAGGGTGCCAGGTGGCGTCGTCGTTGGAGTCAAGGAACTTGGCGTAGACCGGTAGGAGTTCCACGGTTGCCCGAGCCACCAGCACCGTGAAGCTGTGCGGTGCCGAGTAGTAGGCGGGGTCGGTCGCTCGTAGTTCGACTGGTTCCCCGGCAGGCACCCGCCACCCGACAGGCGGTCGCGTCTTGCAGTGCGGGCATGATCCCGGTTCGTGCCACCACTGGCCGTCGATGTCGAAACAGATACCCGCCATTCCCTCGTACGGTTCGCCTTCGATGACGAGTGCGACAGGCTGCGGAACCCGACCAGCGACACAGTTCGGGCAGGTCCAGCCGTAAGGGAAGCCGAACGCAGTGGCTCGACCGTTGCCGTCGATCTTCTCTGTCCCGTCACACGTGGGGCAGGTCGGCCATTCGGCTACAGCCGCAACCCAACGGGCGTGCTGGGCGGCAGTCAACGTGATCATGGGGCGCATTCCTTTGAGCAGTACCAGTTCCAATCAGCCCAGATGCCTCGTTCGTTCGTCTTGCCTGGAGCAAGGCCGAGGAACGACGCCTTGCACTTGGCGCAGGTTCGTTCGATGGTTGTGGTCGGTGGCGGTTGGCCGTGAGTGGACTTGTAGCGAATCGGGTACGTCATCGGGCGTGCTGCTCCGGGGTGAAGGTGATGCTCATGTGTCGTCCTCGGCGAACTGGCGGAGGCGTTCGGCGACGTTCAGCCAGCCTTCGGTGTCGGATTCATCAAGCTCAGAGAACCCGCCAACCCACTCCGGATGGAACTCGACACACCAGGCGTTGTAGAGCGCCTCTGCCAAGGCTTCGGTCGGATCGATGTCGACGTCGTCGATCATGGCTGGTCCTTTCGGGCGTGCTGCTCCGGGGTGAGGGTGATCATTCGCCGTACCCCTTGGTGTGGGGTAGCTGTTCCAGCATCGACTTGAAGTCTTCGTAGAGCATGTCGAACAGGATCGGATTGTCGTCGGCGATCTGGGAGATCGAGTTGTAGCCCCGGTTGTGCATCGTTGACGCCAAGCCATCGCGGACTTCGACGTGCAGCTTCGACCACTCCATCATCTGGGCGGCCTTCTCCAACTGGTTCACATCGTCACCTCGCCCTGCTTCATCACGGTGCCGGAGATCACCACGGAGCGAGGCACGCGCGGGGTGACCTGGATCAGGCCCTCGCGGATCATGTCGTCGATCAACGCCTGCGCTGTCGACGGCGACTTCATCCCCAGGTGGGCGCCGATCTCGCGACGGGTCGGCGGGTAGCCGTTGGTGGCGGTGAACTCACGAATGAAGATCATTGCCTTGGAGCGACGGTCCTCGTGCTCCCACCAGGCCTGCTCGTCACCGAGTGTGCGTCTGTCTTTCATGCTGGTCCTATCTCGGGCGTTCCCGCCTCGATCTCGTCTGCTACATACTCTCCGTACTTGGTGATCCGATGGAACTCACCGCTCACTGTCACCGTGGCGTGAGTAGACCCCGCCACCAGGCCGGTGAAGTCCCAACTCACCCTGGTGGGAGAGATGACCTCCCACCCGTGGTTGAGACCGTCGGTCTCGATGAACACCATCACCCGTCGGGCGTGGAGGTTCTGGCCGGTCATGCTGCGAGCACCTCATGGATGGCTCGCTCCAACTCGTGCTGTCGCTTGTTGAGTTGACGGGCGCAGTCGTCGCACATGAGACGGTGCA